AATCGGCCAGAAGTTACGGTAACACGATGTCAGGCTATTGTAAAAGCATTGGGGAGACCCGTTTTAAATATTACAACTGGCGAGATTTTTGATACGCTTGTAAGCGCACGTCGTGCGTATAATTTAAAAAGTGGGAATTCAATAAGAGACTGCTGTGTGGGGAAAACACACAAAACTAAAGTTGGGCACGTCTGGCGTTACTTAGATATAAATGGAGCGATCATTGAGCCCCACAAAACACCTAAACCTCGTCGAACATCTGAAGATCGTTCGAATGCGATGAAAAAAGTTCATGCAGAAAGATCGCCTCAACAGCATGCGCAGATCGGAAAAAAGAGATGGGAAACCCGAAGGAAGATTAGGACACACGCGTGACAACAGACGGAGGATTGCGTCCGATATTCCGCAAGAAATTTCAGGACTGGCATTGGACGTCAATCGAGACAGGATTGGTTTCTCCGGGAACGCCAGACGCAGAGTTTTGCGCCCCGGGAGGAATCTCGGGATGGATCGAGTTTAAGCAGACGAGTGGCTGGGCGATAAAGTTTCAGCCGCTTCAGATTCCATGGATACACCGACGCGCTAGATTAGGCGGAAGAGTTTTCATCGCAGTCCGACGCAAGAAGGATGAGTTGTTCGTGATCGAGGGCAGCAGGATCTTAGAGCTCGAGGAGTATGGGTTGAAGAAGTTCTCTCCGATCGAGGGAATTGGCGCGAGAAACTGGAACTGGGACGAGGTCGAGAGTCGATTATTGTCGAAAGAGCAGCTTTAGAGTAGGATTGCAGAGAGTCCCTTTATTTCCCGAAATGTGGAAAGGGAATTAAAGCGCGGATTAGGGATAGTTCAGTAATGGCTAAAACGAGGTTTACCGAGGCTGAGATCGCGACGCGCTTCAAACCGGGCGAAGTGCGAAATCCACTGGGTCGACCGAAGAAAGTCTACACCCCAGAGGAGCTTTTCGAGCAGCAGGTCAAGCGCGACCTTAAGAGTGCGGCGAAAGAGTTCAGCGCAGAGGCGTTGATGACTTTGGTTGACATCATGCGCAATCCGAAGGCGAGCGATCAGCATCGGATCAACGCAGCAACACAGTTGTTGGACCGGGGTCATGGCAAGCCGCAGAATCAGACAGAGATTACCGTCGGTGTATACGATCGGTTCTCGGAGTCCGAGCTTGTTCGGTTGATCACGGGTAAATATATCGAGGGCAAGGTCGAGGAGTCATCGCACGAGGTAGTTGACGAAGAGGATGTTTGATTTAGAAGACATAGATCTTGATCCGGAGGTCGTCTATCAGCTACCTTTATCAGAGAAGATAGAGTTGGCGAAGGCCGTAGACGCATTGCGTTTGATACGCAGCAAGCGGCGGTGTGAAGAGTCTTTAGCTGAATTCACCCGCCAAGCGTGGACTGTAATTGAACCATCGCAGCCTTACACTCATGGCTGGCATATCGATGCAATTTGTATGCACCTTGAAGCGATTACCGATGGGGATATAAATCGATTGTTGGTAAACGTTCCGCCGGGAACGATGAAGAGCTTGCTGACGAACGTGTTCTGGCCTGCTTGGGAGTGGGGACCGAAAGGCATGCCGTCCACTCGGTATCTATGTACGGCGCACAGCCAGAACCTCGCGATTCGTGACTCGACGAAAATGCGTCGATTGATCCAATCAGATTGGTATCAAAAGCGATGGGGAGATACGGTTAAATTAACCGGAGATCAAAACGCCAAAACAAAGTTCGAAAACACCGCGACGGGCTTCCGAGAAGCTGCGGCCTTTCAGTCGCTGACGGGTGTACGTGCGGACCGTGTGATCATCGACGACCCGCATTCGGTTGACGGCGCGTTGTCAGAGGTTCAACGCGAGTCAACTATTACCAGCTTCTTGGAAGCTGTGCCGACAAGGCTTTCAAACCCTGATTCGTCGGCCATCGTCGTCATCATGCAGCGCCTCCATGAAGGCGATGTCTCTGGCGTGATACTCGAAAAGAACTTGGGGTATGTACATCTTTGTCTTCCGATGCGGTTTGAACCTGATCGAAAATGTTATACAGAGCTTGGTTTTGAAGACCCGCGAGAGGATGACGGCGAACTGTTATTTCCTGCTCGATTCCCATTAGCAGTTGTTGAACGCGACGAAGCAGTAATGGGCGTCTACGCTTCCGCCGGGCAATTTCAGCAGCGCCCATCTCCCCGTGGAGGAGGAATTTGGAAGCGCTCAGACTGGTTGCTCTATGACGATGAGATGGCGCAATCTTTCGGCAAACCTAACGCGAATAAATACCCGGACTGCGATTATGTTGTTGCCAGTTTAGACCCAGCTTATACGACCAAGTCCGAAAATGATCCGTCCGGATTCGTAATTTTTGGGATTTGTCAAAGAGGTGGCGCGACGGCAAGAAGAATACTATCGCAACGTGGCGAGATCTCTGAAGTAATCGACGACCGGGATACAATCCCGAATGTAATTTTAATGTATGCCTGGAGTAAACGATTGCCAATACACGGCCCAGATATCTTAAGAGAGCCCGGAGAGTCTGACACGAGCTTTGCGATGCGTAAAAGGGCTGCAATGGGATTAGTCGAGCATGTCATAGATTCCTGCACGCGGTACAATGTAGACATGCTTCTTGTAGAAGCTAAGGGCCCCGGAATATCTGTTGCCCAGGAAATACAACGATTGAATAGGACGACAAACTGGGGTGTACAATTAGTAAATCCAGGAGCTGCGGATAAGCTCGCGCGCGCGTATAGTGTTCAACCCATTTTTACTTCTGGTATGGTTTTAGCTCCGGATAAAGCATGGGCGGAAGACACTATCGCAGAATGCGAAGCATTCCCTAAAGGTAAACACGATGACAGAGTTGACGCTATATCGCAGGCGCTAAAGTATCTACGGGAGCGCGGAATGCTCAGGCGTCCCGAGGAAATTGCTGCGGAGATTCAACGCGAAGCAACTTATCAAGCGCCGACGCGAGCAGTCTACGATGTTTAATTGGGTTTACCAGCGCTTACGTTTGGGTTAAAATGCAAAGAGGCAACCAGTTCGAGCTGATTGCCTCTTCTAACCGAACGAACCATCGTGAGTGGACCGTGGCTGATAAAGTTCTTAGCTCGCAGAGCATTTTTAGTAAAGTAATCTTTCCGTATAAGTGCGGGATTTATCGCATTCGGAATACCCGAAACAATAAATGTTATTACGGACAGTCGGAAAATTTCGACGGGCGGCGACGCGCGCATGTTTATGAATTGAACACAAGTAAAAAGAAGAACAAGAAATTCGTGAGTGCGTGGAATTCGGAACCCGATAAAACTGTATTCGTTTTTGAGATTGTCCTTATCTGCTCTGAAGATATGTTGACGTTCTACGAGCAGATGATGTTTGATAATTTTCGACCTTGGTATAACGGCATTCTCGTCGCGGGTCGACCCGATCCCAAATCCTGGTGGGAAAGTCTTTCGCCGACAGATCGGTTGATTCAAATAAAGAGAGCGAGAAATGGCGCCAAAAACGTTTCGATAGAACGAAAAGAAAAACGAATTGAGAGACTGAAATCGTCTGGAGAACAGTATTGGTCTTCAATTAGCGAGTTCGAAAGAACACAGCGCGGTAGAGCAATAGCGGAAGCTTACGAAAAAACTCCGGAAGTCGACAAACTCAGACGCAGTGCGAAAACGCAGATCGGTGTTCAACGATACTGGGACGAAAAGGATCTAGCGTTTAGAGACGCCTGGGGTCGCAGTATATCTGATAGACATTCAGCTAAATCGGAGGACCAATTAGTTAGGGAAAGCGAAATCCAGCGCGTGGCTCAAATCAAACGCTGGGCAGAGACTTCAGAAAAGGAGCGCGAAGCGTTCGGTAAGGCAATTAGCGCGGGTTACACACGAATGCTGCCCGAAGTAGCCAAAGCACGATCTGCGAAATTAAGTGCCGCCTTTTCAGGAGAAAATGGGTCCGCGGCAAAATTGACAAACGCACAGGCCGAAGCGATCCGTGGCGCGTCCGCTACATCTAAAGAACTCGCAGCACAATATGGTGTAGGTACACGGACTATTCGCGATATCAAGAATGGAATAACATTCAAGAATTGTGTTACACCGATTGTTCCGTTAAAGGCTATTCCGCGCAAAATTGGTAAAGATGGGCGATTCCTACCAAGTGTGTGACGTGTGCTCAGATTTTTCATGCTGATGTTAAAGCTCAGCCTC